ATCCCAACCAGTCGGTACTGTGATACGAGATACACCTGTTAGACGAACATTAATATCTTCTTTCCAATTATGTCCAATGTTTCTTGGTTGACCTGCTTTCAATGCCTTGTCAACCAAGTCTTTAATCTCACCATACCGACCAACCTGTAGTAGGTCTACCGATGTGATGATTGCCGACTTAATTGCTTGGTTCTTTGCAAAGTCCAAGAAACTATCTCTAACATATTCAAGGTCTTCGTCGTTCTTTCGTTGATATGCAGAACGGAGTTGTTCCTTAGCTGCAATCTTTAGAACGTCATCATTAACCTTATCAAGTTCTACCTTGAATACTTCAAGTGTAGGGAGAACCTTATATTCCCCAAAGTATTCTATCGTCTTGTCAACTACCCACTGACCAGCCTCAGATTCAAAAAACTTTGGATTAATAACATCCAACGATTGTTGTAGAAAGTCAGGAGAAGTTAGAAGATTTGCGAGAACCTTTGACTGAAATGTCGGGCCGTATTTTGATAGTGTATCTACTGTAGTATCAAGTTCTTGACTCATTATAATATTTCTGTAAAGGTATAAAGTTTTGTGCTATCCACCCATCAAAGCCGGGGATAGATGGAAATAATTTATTCTTAATCATCAGTGTTGTCAAGGTGTGTTTATCCAAAACAACATCAGCATTGTCAAATATGTTCTGAACTTTCAATCTGGCGTCATTAGACATAATACCTTCATGTAAGTTCATTAGTTGAAGATTTCGTTCAACTACATCTAGATTATTTAAGATGTTCGTGACTATCTTTGGTGGTTTCTTTTCATCCGCGTACTTTTTCCGAATGAAGTCAATCGTAATTTCTGTATCTGGGTTCCCAATTTCGGGAACATACTTTACCAAAGATTTTGTACCCACACCTTTTACACCATCAATGTTATCACTCTTATCACCGTCTAATGCACGGTAAAGGTGAAAATGTTTCGGGTGAATACCGAAGTCTTCAAGAATCTGTTCTTGTGTAAATGTCTTCTTTTTAACTGGATTATAAACAATTACATTATCAGACGCCAATTGGAAGAAGTCTTTATCAGTTGAATAGATAATACTTTCTCCACCAACCTCTGTTATGAGTTGCGTTAGATATGCGATGACATCATCCGCCTCAACATTATCCAGTGCCATGATTGTAACAGGGAGACACTCTAACAATTCAATAAGAGTAATCAACTGCCACTTCATGTTTTGTTTTTCTTGTTCGTCTGTTGTTAAATCATATGCCCGATTAAGACGAACGGGTGGTTTACGATTCTGTTTATATTGTGGGAAGATTTTTCGTCTACGTTGACTTCCACCCTTCCCGTCAAATACAATAATCGTTCGTGAGGGTTTGAATGTTCGTATCGCTAAACCCAAACTCTTTAGGAAACCAACCATCCCCCCAATGTGATTACCATCGTCATCCATTGAAGGGACGGCTGCGTAATTACGGATGAACAAATTCATCGCGTCAATTAGTAGGACACGGCTATTATAACCTAAACCATCGTCCGTTCCCCCAAACTCCATATTTTTGAAAAATTCTTTAAGATCAGCCATATAACAGTTGCCTTGTTCTACCTTCTGCGTTTAACGGAACATACTTCCAACCCAATAACAAGTACATCATAATTCTACGAAACCAATTAGGCTTCTTCGGTACTTGTAGAAATACATTGGGTGCTAGTACAATATACCCAACAGGGTCTTTTGTCCGTAAAACTTCGGCTTTTTCATCGGCAACTAGTAAACTATAATCGGGCGGACTTGTAAATAACTTACTCATCACTGCTCTCCATGATACTTACATTCTCTGGGTCAAACTCAGTCTGGTATCTCATGATAACTGCATCACAAATCTTGTTGTATAGTTTTTCCTTTCGTTCTTTATCTGCATCAAGAAACTCTGGAAAGTCTTTAGACTGGAACTTAATTTCCTCACCAGTATCCGTATCAACAAAGGTGTACCATGCACCTGCTTGCTTAATGAGCTTGTTATCCTTCAAGACCTTCAACCATGCACTGTAATCATCAATACCACGGTCAAAGAAAATCTCAAACTCTGCTTCACGATGTGGCGGCCCAAGACGATTCTTCGTCATACTTGCTTTAACCTTAACTCCCACAACATCACCATTACCATTCTTAATCTTACCAATCTGTGCAAGACGAATACGAGTTGATGCGTGGAACCCAAGTGCCTTACCGCCCGATGTTGTATACTGGTCACCGAACGGCATTGCATTCATCTTCTGACGAAGCTGGTTCGTAAAGATGAGTGCGATTCTCTGGCGCCCTAACATATTGGTAATCTTTCTCATCGCCTTACTAATAATAATTGCTTTGTCAGTAGCGTATCCATCCTTACCAAAGTCTGCTTCAATCTCTTTCTTGGTAGATGCTGCGGCCACGGAGTCAACAACAATAGTCACCAACTTATCTTTGTCAGACTTACGAACCTTTTCAATAATCGCAGTTACGCCATCAAACACCTCTTCAAGTGTATCCAACTGAACATAGAGTAGTTTACTCATATCCAATCCGATTGCCTTAAAGAACTCGGGGTTAACGGCGGTTTCTGTATCAATTAGAACACCAACCCCACCACGCTTCTGGGTGTTGGCAAGGATGTGTGCTGATAGTAGACTCTTACCAGAACCCTCAAGCCCCTGAAGTTCTGTAATACGGCCGACTGCGATACCACCATTTGGACGATTACTAATTGCAATGTCCAACATCGTAGCACCCGTTGAAATAAAGTCGGTGAAGTCAGTAGGCGTTTGTTCACTTCCATCAAGAAAGAACGCAACCTGTTCGCCATTCTTGTTTAGTTTATTCAATGAATCTGCGATAAGTTGTGCTAACTCATCACGATCTGGTTCTTGTATTGTTTTCTTAGTTGTCATATAATCCTTATCCAATGACTAGTCGTGGGTGATCCACCAATATAGATGAATCACCCACGAAAGTCAAGAGTTATTAACTGAATACCTCGTCAAACTCGTCAATCATATCTTTTACCGATGATGACTTAAGCTCCTGTGACTTTTCAGCGGTAGCTGATGGAGTGGTCACCGACGCCGTGCTAGTTTCTTCATTGGATGTATATGAAGAAGTTGACGGCGTGCTTTCGGGGTCAAGGTAGTGTTCAAGGAATGCCTTGAGTTCTTCGTATGAAGGCTCCTTGTACAGAGACCGAATGTCGGGTTGTTCAGTCAATAGACGCTGTACGGTAGCGGCGTCCTCTGAAAGAGGAGTGATGTTCGGCTTCGGACGAACCATCGTCTTAGCGAAGTTAGTATCACTCTTTTCCTGCGGGATATATTCAACAACAACATCACGACCATTCTGAACATCGGTGATATCACCATAGTCAGGGTCTGCGATAATGGATAGAAGTTCAGTATAAACCGTCTTACCGAATGACATGAAACGAACACCCTTACTCTCTTCACCACGAACAATCATGGGAACAAAAGTACGGAGCTTCGGACGGAAAGGACGGGCTTGTGCGTAATCATCCTTAGTTCCACCTGCTGCGAGAGCCTCTGCGAACTCTAGGATAGGATCACGGTTACCGAATGAAGTAGGTGAGAGATGTGTCTTGTTTCCAAGATAATGGAAATACATCTCAATGAAGGGATTCTGGGGATTGTCCTTCCAAGGAACGATACGAATTACCGTCTTACCTTCAGTTGGACGCCAGATATCGTCACCACGGCTGTTCTGACGAGTGAACTGGTTTAGCTTTGCACGAAGTGCGTTGATGTCTAGAGACATAGTTTAACTCCTGTTTAGTGTTTAGTGTTTAGTCTCCCTACTACCCGAATAAGATAGTAGGATTTTTATCCCCTGTCAAGGGGTAGTTTAATCAATGTTTAAAATATCTATTAGTTTAGTGTTTACTACTTTTAATTTACCGTATGCTGTCACTAGAACCGTGTTCTGAAGTTCGTCCCAATCAATTCTATAACTTTTATCCAACCTACCAAGCTTTTCTTCAATCAACTTATTGATTGCATTGATTGTGTAG